AGGTCAAGCAAACAATAATTTTGCTCCAATTTATAATCTACTCACTACTACTTGTGATCCTACGGGACCTAGGCCGTTTTATGGATGTGTTCCTAATGCTCCTTTCCCTCCTAATTTTAATCTTTCAAGTTGGACTAGTACGTGGACAAATTCAGGACCATTTAATAGTTCTAATCCAAACCAACCTTGTAATTTTATTTGTGGAAAAAGAAATCAATGGGTAAATCAATTAAACGCTGAAATCCAATTGTGGAGGGCAAATCAATTAAACGCTGGTGGAATGGGTCCAAGACAAATAAATGCATTAGCATGTAAGTTTGCAGAGGCTGAAAACCAGTACCAGATCCATGGATGTGCACAAATGAATACCAATAATTGCCCATAATAATATATTATAATATGAAAAAAATAAAATTAAAAAATTTAATCAAAAAATTAGTTAAAGAACAATTCCGTGGTGCACCAGGTGGTACAACTCCTTTTGGAACAGGTACAAATACTTATAGACAAGATGCACAAAGATTTAGAAATGATTTTGTAACAAATTTAGTAACTAAATTTGGTCCTCCAGGAGCAACTCGTATAAACCAAATTCCTCAAGGACCAAAAAGAGAACAAGCAAAATCATTTATAATGAAAAGAAAGGCTGCTCTTATAGCTAAACAGCAAAGTGGTAGAGGTCATGGTGCATATCACAGACAATTATTAGCTAAGATTCAAATTTTAAGCGGAATATTAAGAAATCAATTTTAATACATTTGTTTAATGATTAAGTTATCAAACATATTAACTGAAGCTCAAGCATCAAAAGAACTTTGGTATCATATTAAAAATAATATTTCACTTGAAGAATGTGTGTTTAGATATGGTTCTAAAAAATATTTTTTATTAATAAATGAAGCTAAAGCCCTAATGAAAGAGGGTATTGATTTTGATAATCAAACAAAAGCATTATTAGAAACAGATTTAGGTGAATTTGGAATATTTGAAGGTGAAGAAGTACCTTTAGATTTTCCCTTAATAACAGAAAAGAAAAAGAAAAAGAAAAAAGATCCTCCAATTGGAAAACCAAAACGAGGAGGTCCTAAAGCGTATTATGTTTATGTCAGAGATCCTAAAACAAAACGTATTAAAAAAGTTACATTTGGTTCAGGTGGTTTAAGAGCAAAAATTAATAATCCAAAAGCTAGAAAAGCTTTTTCTGCTAGACATAATTGTCCTCAAAAGAAAGACAGAACAAAAGCATCTTATTGGTCTTGTAGACTACCAAGATATGCTAAACAATTAGGCTTATCAGTTAAAAATCCAGGTGGATTTTGGTAGAAATTAAGTTTATGAAAAAATCAGAATTAAAAAATATAATTAGAGAACAAATATTTGAAATTCTAACAGAAAAACTTTGTAAAAGAGGTAAAGCATATATAGCTAGTAGAAAACGTAAAGGAGAAAAACATAATCCTTTTTTAGCAGCAAGAGCAGTTAAAGTTTGTAAAGGTCAAATTAGAGGCGTTGATAAAAAAATGAAAAAAGATTTTAGACCAAGCAAAGGAAAATCTAGATCAGCACAAGGAAGAAAACCAGATATTATAAAAAATAAATGAATTTCCCTTTTACAGAACAACAAATTAACACACAATTATTTATTAGAGAATTTTCTGCAGATGTAGATGAAATGGAACTAATATGGCATACAGATAAAGAAGATAGAGTTATTACTGTATTAGAAGGTAATGGTTGGAAATTTCAATTTGATGAAGAACTACCTATTGAAATGATAAATGGTATTGATATTACTATTCCTAAAGGTGTAATTCATAGAGTTATTAAGGGAAATGGTCCCCTGAAAATAAAGCTTTTTAAAAATTTTACGTAAAAAACTTGGAGAAGTAAAAAATTTTTCGTATCTTATAGTATAATATAAGATAAAATATGAAAGAATTAAGGTTATTTGTAGAACAAATGCGAGCTACCTCTAGTAGCTTAGATAAAGTAGAAATACTAAAACAACAGTCGTATACTATTCAAGAAATTTTAAAATATACTTACGATCCCTATAGACAATATTATGTTACTAGTAAAACTTGTATTAAAAATAAAGATATAATTGAACCTTATTTTGGTAAAACTATATTTGATTTATTAGATGATTTAAATAATCGTCATATGACAGGACATGCTGCTATAGGTGTTGTAAATTATTTTGTAAATAAAAATTTAGAGTATAAAGATTTAATTTATAATATAATTGATAAAGATCTTAAAATTAGAACAGGTGCTAAAGTAATTAATAAAGCATTTCCGGGTTTAATCCCTGAATTTAATGTTGCATTAGCACAAAATTATGATGATAAATGTGATTGGAATGATAGTTGGTATGCTAGTAGAAAATTAGATGGTGTACGTTGTTTAGCAGTTGTAGATAAAAAAGGTGAATGTACTTTATATAGTAGAATGGGTAAAGAATTTACCACATTAAATAAAGTAAAAGAAGCAATCGAAGCAACTAATATAATTAATACTGTATTTGATGGTGAAATTTGTTTAATAGATGAAAATGGTAATGAAGATTTTCAAGGTGTAATGAAACAACTTAGACGTAAAGATCATCAAATTGAAAATCCTGTATTTATGATATTTGATATGATTCATAAACCTGATTTTGATAAAAATAAATCAACAGAAATACTATCAGATAGATTACATAAGTTAAGAACATTTATAGATTATGATATGTCTGAACATGCTAATAATTTCCATTTAGGAACTACATTACGTTATTTAGATCAATTCCAAATAACAGATGGTAGACATTTTGATATGTGGGGTCAAATGGCAAGTGATGGTAATTGGGAAGGATTTATGTTACGTAAAGATGTAGGTTATGAAGGTAAACGTAGTAAAAATTTACTTAAAGTAAAAACATTCTATGATGCTGAATATGAAGTATTAGGTTTTGATGTTGATCAACATGAAGTAGTTAGAGATGGTAAATCAGAATCAATGACTATGTTATCACAAGTATGGATTGAACATAAAAATCACCTAGTAAAAGTAGGTAGTGGGTTTACTCAGGATCAAAGATTACAATATATGGATGGTTCAATTGTAGGTAAAATAATTACAGTACAATATTTTGAAGAAACTAAAAATCAAGAAGGTGGTGTTAGTTTAAGATTTCCAACTGTAAAGCACATTTATGAATCTGAAAGAAATTGTTAAAATAATTTGGAGAAGCAAAAAATCTTTTGTATATTGTATAAAAATAATAATAATATGAAAATACCTCCAAAACCAAAACGTGGTAAACGTTCCCCATTTTATTGGTGGCGTAGATGGAAATCACATCAATATTTACCCGTCAAAAAAGGATTACTAGCTAGAATACAAAATGGTGATTTTGAATATCCTGATCAATTTGAATGGGCTAAGTATGAATTACATTACATGCAAGACGAATTAGATAAATTTGTAAATGAATATCAAGGTTATAGTCCTAAAGAAGATTCTAGATATTATGATATACAAAAACGTTATATGAAACGTCATAATAAACTAATTGAAGATGCTCACGAAGTAGAATTAAGACATTTAAATGGTTTAGTAGATGAATTATCTAAAGAATTTCTTATTACTAAAGAAGAAGTTAGAGATATAATGGAAGAATTTGGAGATACAACAGAAAAATTGTATATTCATGTAATGGAAAACTATGGTTTAAGAAAACCAAATAAGAAAAAAGTAATTGAATTAATGAGATATAAACATGGCTTATAGTATAGAAGAAATTAAACGCAAACAATGGCTTAAATTAAAAAGACCATTTAATGATGCAGCTAATTTAGAAGTATATTTAAATGGTACTTGGCATAGAGTTACAGGTAATGATTTTAGAGCATGGAGTGGTAGAAGACGGATAACAGAACACCATATAACTAGAGATGAACATAAAACCGAACAATATGAATATGAAGGTCCTGTATATGCTAGAGATACAAATATAGAATATATAGGGGAAGTAGTAAATAGAGTAATACATAGAAGTGAAATCAAAGAATAGTTATGAAGAATTGTACAGATTATGATGGTATGGGTAATCAAGGTAGATTTCCTAAAACTAAAGAAGTAAAAAAAGAAGTAAAAATAGATAGTGTTATGGTATTTTTAATTTTTTCAATAGCATTTTTATCACTAGTATTTTTAGGAATTACATTAAATTATTAAGTTATGAAAGATAGATTAAAAATATTAGCCCAATGGCTTCAAAAAGTAACAAGTAGTGATTTTGGATATGATGCTTATCATGATGGACAATTAGAAAGTGCAATAGCAGAATCACAAGCAGAAACATGTAATAAAATAGGTGGTTATCTAGAAGAAATTCTAGCAATGGACGATGAACAAATAAAAAACGAATCAAATGATTGAATTTTTAAGACACGCAACAGGATTATGTGGTGAACCACATCCAAGTTTATTAACATTATTAATGGGAACACCAATATTAGGTTATATAGTATATAAAATTAGACAATTAAAAAATAATAAATGAAAGAATATATACAAATAATTAAGGGACATTACGATGATAATGGAGCAGTTAAAGCAATTGATATACTTAATGATAGACCTTTAACTAAAGATTATTTTAAGTCAAGACCAGATATGAAACAACGAGTAGAAAAAGCAATAAATACTAAAACATATTTGGCTGCCTACCAAAGGGGTACTAGATTAGGATATAAATTTATTACACAAGAAGAACAAACTAACTATATGGATGGAGCATTAAATGATAAATCACCAATTGAAGGTACAAAAGTAACTAAATTAGTAAGTGACTTTAAACATGCTGAACCACCTAAGGACTTTTTTATTGATAAGTTAAAATGGAAATTTCTAATACGTAATATAGAAAAAGGTAAAAATATAATGATGACTGGTCCTTCTGGTTGTGGTAAAACAGATGCTACATTCAAAGCAGCTAAATACCTTGAACGTGAAGTTCATTATTTTAATTTAGGTGCTACACAAGATCCTAGATCTACTCTAATAGGTAATACGCATTTCAGCAAAGCCGATGGTACCTTCTTCTCTGAAGCACTATTCGTTAAGGCACTCCAAACTGAAAATGCGGTTATCCTATTAGATGAATTATCTAGAGCACACCCTGAAGCTTGGAATA